GAAACGATGGCATTGTGCTTGGGTGACTTATTGAATAACTCAATTAAAAAATCGGGATACAAGTTGTCAGCACCAAAAGTCACATATCCTTTCGCCTTGTTTTCCTTGAAAACGGGAAGGACATTGTCGTGAAAGTTGATTCTTTGGAAGATCATTGAAAGTAAATAGCAACTTACAACGATTGCAACATACTAATCAAATCGGGGTGGGGATAAACATCAATTTTATCTGCACGAACTGAGTTGTGTGTGAACACTCCGTTCTTGCCGGACAAAGCTCTTTTTGTCACCGACCAAATATCCTCGTGATAAGTTAGGTCTATGCCGTATTTGTCACGCCACAACAACAACAATTCCTTGACCGATGCGATTTGTTCTTTGGTGTAATTCTCAAAATAGGTGTATCCCTTGTATGGCTTATCAAGTTTGCACACATCTTTGACTTCTTTGCCTACATAATTGATGAACTTGCCGTTCTTCTCTATCAAGTATCCCCAATTACAAATCTCAATCCCGATGGATGTCTTGTCAAGTTTGATGAATGGCACTCCTTTGAAGTGTGCAGATTTCAAACCCAAATGATACGCCCAATGTTTAGACGAAAACCCTTGCACGATTTCACCCGTGCGACTTATCGCAACGCAGGTTGCAATGTTTACTGGATCAGCATCCCAAAATTGAAAGGTTGCAACTCCGTCACCACCTCCAGCAGTATGATGCAAGTAGATTTGTGACTTCGGACATTCCTCTTTATAGAATCCGTTGAACTTAACTTGTTTCATCCGTGAAGAAGTTTGTGATGAACTTTCCAACTCCACCCGCAATGCCGATCATCAACATCAACTTTGGATTGTCAAGGTTCAAACCAGCAACAAACAATGATGCACCGGCAATGGAATCACCAAGCACTCTGAATCGTTTCGGTGTTGGTTCAAAATAACCTTTCAACCTTGTCCTCTTTTTGGTTTGCACGACTTGTGTTTGTTTATATGCTTGGTATGTCTACGGAGCTTATTCTTTGGCTTTGCTCTGAAGGTGCTGATGTTAGTTGCCTTTGCCATCTATCGCATCAATTTTCTTAGCGTAGTAACGAATCGCAAACAAACCCGAAACAATACCAACAATAGCCAAAACAAGTGCAAACACAGGTTGCCAAGTATTCGCAAAGTGCAGAACTGCCGAACTGCCTGAAATAGCCGTTGCAATGGCTGCCGTTGTATCATTGTCAAAGTGTTTCATTATTTAGGCGGGAAAGGTGGTGGTGTTGGTGGGATGTATTCGGCTTCGGGTAAATCTAAAACCCAAGCGTATTCACTTGCTTCAACTTCGGGTTTGTCCTCATCGGAAAGAAACAAAAACCAAACTCCGTTAATATCTTGAACGCAATTAAAAAATTGGTATTCGGTGTAATACTGACCCTGTACTTGGTTGTATTCGTCTTGTGTTAATTGATATCCTAACATATTTTTATTTTTTATGCAACAGTGTAAGCATTACACATTTCTAGCGAGGGTTGTTTGAAATGCTTGTACGGCGGTGTAGAAGTCAGATGCTTGAGTGTCGGTTAACCCGTCACCTAAAGAACTAAATGCAATTTCTTGGTTAATAAATTGCAATGGGCTTCCGTTGTTATTGTAACAACCTAAATAAAAAGGCTGTGTAGAAGTTGAAGCGGTTGTAATTGTTGATTGAGTTTTTTGTATTGCACCATTTCTAAATAATTTTTCATTACCCGAAATATAAGTACCAAATAAAAATCCCGTTTTTGTTATAATAGCCTCACATAAAAACGAGGCATTATAAGAGTTGTAATATACGTTCGCAAGATTTGACGCACCTAAAATTGTATATCTTGTAGCTGAATCGTTAACCCCTAAAATAGATTTTAGATTATCAACACTTCCCCTCATATAAGCCGACAAATGATTTGTTGTATTTGAAAGTTGTTGCATTTGTAATCCCGTATTCATATACGCACTCGTTCCATTTGGGGTTACTCCACTACTCGCAAAAGTCCAACCACTTGTAAAAGTACCCGTAAATGAACTGCTTTTTAAGTTCTGCGCACACGCTGCCGCACTTGCCCCGACCATTGGATAAATGGCTTTCATACTTGTCCAAATACCCGCACTTTTCATATCAAGTACAAGTTGATTGGTTGCGTTCTTTTCGGTGGTGGATAGTGTTCCACCCGCAGTTGTCACTCTATCAAAGAATGCTTGAGCGTCTGCGTCAAAAGACGCACCGCCGACTGAAGCAACAAACGACCCAACCGAAACGCCTACTGGAATCATATGTTGTACATTACAACTGAACCCGAAGTCAGAGTAATTGAAGAGATGTAATTGTCTTCGCTCACGCTTATATAGATTCCTTGCTTCAATGTAACGCCACTCAATCCCAAAGACGATAGAAGTGATGCACCCGACTTGTCAAGGATTGCACTTACTACGGCATCAGCATTGACGATAAATCCACGAAATGCACCCGTGTTTGCGCTTGTGTTTGACACGACTTTACATCCAGTAAAACCCGCCATAAATTCTGATGAAGTACTCATAGTTTTAAATAGCGATTTTTTAAATTGTGATTTGTTCTACATTGTCAACTCCATAGATTGCAACTAGCGCACCATAAAGTGATGAGATTAACAATGATTCGGCACTAATAGTTTCATAAGCGTCAACTGACAACTCAAGTCCTGAGAAAGTGGTGTTAAAATCCTCAATCCCTTGAATCGGTGCTTTGCCTTCTGCCAATGCTGATGCACTTGCAAAAACAAAGGTTGCGATTTGGGCGGGAATGATTCCGTCTTTTTGACTTTTTACATCTGCGTAACCTTCTGAGATTACGACTACTGAACCCGAAGGGATTGATAAACCGCTGGTTAGGTTTACATTGCTAAGAATAGATATTGCTTTCATAATTTATTTTTTTTACAAAATTAGAATAAATCGTTCCAAGTGCTACCATTGTAGCATTGTAATTTGTTAGTTGTGGAATCGTAAACAACCAATCCCGTGGCAGGTGATGCGATGGCGTTCTTTTGGGTTGTTGTCATTCTCGGTGGTAGGAAGCCACGGGTTGTACTTGATAATTCTAATGTTGCCGAAGCATCTGCATAACTTGCGCCTTTACCAATAGACATCCTTTGCCCAATTATTGCAACACTTGTTGTTCCTCCGTTTTGTAAAAAAATCGGACCTTGTGTAGCAAAATATCCCGCATCACTTGGGTCATTAATGATATAAGTATTAGCCGACGAGTTTCCCGCAAAGAAATACCCCGCATCACCCATTTTCATCATTTGCGTCCCCGCACTATTCTGCACCAAAAGCGATGTAGTGGCGGATGTTGAGCCACTGCCTTTGATGCCGACCCTTGCACCTAATGCCGTTGCCCCGATATTGACATTCTGAGCAGTATCAATACGCATGGCTTCAACATTATTGGAATATATAGTTGGAAAATATCCTCCGCTATTAACTCCCCACCTAAATTCTCCCGAGTTACTGTTTACGCCAAAAGACCCACGAGTAATTCCAAGGTGTGTAAATGAAATTGCAGTCGCTGTAAATTCTGTTGAATTAAGATTTAATCCCGTCGTGGTATAATTTATTTGAACAGGGGCCGTCGGAGCATTCGTCCCAACCCCCAACCTATTATTGGTATCATCCCAAAACAAGTTAGACGCATCACTTGCAAATGCTGATCCGTTAGAGAACTGAATCGCACCCGATACTCCCGATGGTGTAACGATAGGAATTGGAATGTCACCCGAACCAAGCAATGAAGTTGAATTGACCGTCTTTATATTTGTTCCCGAGACAAGTGTTGCTTGTTTTGTAGCAAGTGCAGTTGTAACCGCAGTTTGCACCGGCAAGTTTGCCAACTGAACTTTGGTCGTTGTGTTGGTTGCTATGTCAACAACTGGAAAGACATCATCCGTTGTTGGGGTTGTTAATTCGGTTAGGTCAGTTATTCTCTTGTTGCTCATAATTCTAAAAAGTTGCCGTCTTGAGTTCGCATAAACTCGTTGTTTGTTGTCAGTAAATATCCAATAAATGCACTATCAAAACCGATGTAGTCACCATTTTGAGTCGTGAGAAAATTCAAATCTTGAGTCACTAAAAAAGTGAAATTGTCTTGTATGATTGTTTCACTCAGATTTGGTGTGTAACTCTTCGCACTTTGCGTGATGTTGTTTTGCTTTGATGACAAACTTGGAACATAACTCTTTGCACTCTGAGAAATGTTTCTTTGTTTCTTTGATTCTGCAAAGTTGTAAGTTTTCAAATTCAGCGTGTAATCAATCTTCTTTGATGCAAGTGTGGGTTTATATACCTTACTTGTCAAACTGCGATTAGATTGCTTCTGAATGAGTGTGGGGTTGTATTCTTTTGAATCAATAAAAGCAATTCCATCAAATCCAAGAAAATCGTAATCTTGAGTAATCAACAAATCACCACTCTGAGTCGCTAACCCAAAGAATACATCAACCGGTGATGTTGGCAATATGTTGTGTTGCTTGTTCACGCTGGTGAATAGAACACTTCAGGTTGGTCAACTAACTGACATTTCAAAACTCCGATTTCTACAAGCTCATTCGCAAGGTCAGGATTCGTGTTGACCGCTGATGTTTGTGCGTAAACTTTATATTCGTACTCGCCATTCAAAAGAGTAAATGTCGTTCCTTCAACTACTGCAAATTTGTTGTATCTCTCCGTTTGTGTGGAGATGTCTGCCAAGATTACATTGACTACTTGATCAGTCAACAAATGCGTCATACTAAATAGGAATTTAGGATTCGCAATCGTGACTTTCTCGGTCAGCGTTAAATACCAATTTTTGGATTCGGCTTTTGTAATCAACAACATCAAAAGAAAATAGCGAGTTGTCTTTTATGTAACAAAAAAGGGTGAGCAAATGCCCACCCCCTTTCTCTATGAATCAAGCGTACTTAAATTCCTAATGTAGTTACCACCGATGCTTGAAGCAAGAAAGGTGCTTCGGCTTCGATTGCGGATAGAGTCACCTCGTATCCAGTAGAATCACCCATTGCAGTACCCGTGTTGCTGACCATTGCAGTCACATCACAACCCAAGTCCTTACCAGCCAACCAATACTCATCATTGTTCGTTTTCACGATTGCATAGCAACGACCTTGTGCAAGTAACTTCATTTCGTTGCGTTTGGTTGTTGACAATCTGCGAAGTTTGAACGCAATGTCGGCTTGGTTGAAAGATGTGCCGTTCTCAATCGAAACATTTGTAGTGTTTGTCATTGATCCGGTTGCTTTCGGTAGCTCGTAAGTGTACACATCACCGCTCACCACAGTTGTTGCAGTAACTACACCACTCACAACGGTAAACTTTGATGCAGTCCAACTGATTAGGTGGATGCTTTTTATTCCACCGATTGCTTCTTTGCAATCAAGGGTAAATCCTGATGTTAATAAACAAGGCATCCTATCTCAGATTAAAGGGTGAAATAAACAACTTCAGCTGGGAATGCAACCTGCACTCCGTAAGCGAAAGTGAAACGAACACGAACTTCATCGTTGTCCAAAGAGTACCACATTTTCACTTCTTCGTCCTCGTTTGCAAGGTCAGTTCCTAAGAAGAAGTTAGACAATGAACCAGCAAACAACTTATTTGTTCCGTTCAAACCGCCAACCGCAATCAAAGTCATATTAGTACCAGGATACACCATTGACATTTCAGTTGCAGCATCAGCCACATAGTGAAACAAATTGGCGTTCTTCAAATTAACCAACATCAACTTGTAAGCGTCAACACCCAAGAAACAAACTAAATCTGTTTTAGTTGCAACGGCAGCAGGTATGTTTGCATAGATTTGATCCAAGATATCATCAATGTTTGCAGAAGTTACAGTTGTGAAAGTTGTTGGGGCAGCATTTGCCAATGTTGGAGATGCAGCGGCAATGATTTTGCTGAATCCATCAAAACGACTCAAGTTAGGGTTACCACTTGCGGTATCACCCTGCCAAATTGCAGTTTCCAAAGTTTGTGCAATCACGGCTGCTTTCTCGTTACCAATCTGCTCCTCAAAAGGAATCATTGTTGGTGAACCGGGCATAATTTGTGTTTGCATCCACTTTGCTTCCAAAGTTTTAGGACAAAGAGTTTCTTCAACTTTTACTTGACCAACGGTGATGTTTCTTTGTGTGAAGGTAGTTGTTCCACTTGGATTGTATCCACAACCATCGGCTTGGAAGAATACAGTAGATGCGAGGATGTTCAAGGAAGCTGATGATTTAACACCAACTTGTACTTGATTTGCAGCGTACAAAGTTGCAGCAGTTTTGTTGCTGAACAATGCTTTCACCAATAAGTCGGTTGACTGTTCGTTGGTGTAGTTGTTTAGGGCGGAGACGTTAAAAGCCATTTTCTTATTTGTTTAGTGAGTTTTTGAATTTTGCAAGTGCTTCAAACTGATCATTCTTCTTGTTTGAAACGGGAGTTTTTGTGGGTTCTTCTGAAGGCAAGTCAGCAACTTTCTCGATCAAGTCGATTGCTTTGCTCATTGCTTCTTTGTGTGTGTTGTTAGATGCAGTCAATGTTGCCACCTTAGCAGTCAATTCAGCGATTGCAGTTTCCATTTTGGCAACTACTTCGTTGAATGCACTTACGGTTGCGAACTCTTCGGCTTCAACTTCAACTTCGATTTCAGGTTCAACGATTTCAGTGACCATACCACCAACGGTTGTCACCAACAATCCACCTTCAACCTCGTGAGTTGCATCAGGTGCTGGAATGTCACCTTCAGCAGTTTGAACGAAGATGGCAGTTCCGATTGCCAATTCGCCTTCGTAAG